AGGTCCGCCTGGACGTCGGCTCGACGTCGTCGCCGCCCAGCGCGAGCCAGTCGTCGATTGACCGCTCGCCGAATATGAGCAGGCCGGTATCCCCTTCGGCCAGCCCCCATGAGATCTGAAACCCGCCGCCTCGAGGAAACGCCACAGGCACGCCCGTGATCGTCGGAGCCTGCCGCGTCTCGCCGTCCGAGAACCGCGCCCGAAGCACCGGCCGCACCTGAGCCCGCTTCTGCGCCGCGTCGTAGCTCAACACGACGCCGGGCGTGCTCGTGTGGAGCGCCCTGATCTGCGCCTTGATCGCGTCGGTCAGCACGGACGCGAATTCGATCGCCTGTGGTTCCGTCGTCATTCGTTGCCCTCGATCTCGGTGTAGTAGTCCGGCGCCCAGCCCGAGTCGCCTCTGTGCTTGACGGAGAACGGCTTGACGATGCCGGACCATGCGGCGCTTGAGATCTGCAGCCGCCGTTTCGGCTTGATCCGTCCGTTGAGCAGGCACCTGGCAGCAATGCGGCCGTCGTCCATGCGCTCGACCGTTCCTACGAGCCCCGTGCTCGAAGACAGCAGTACGGCCGTCTCGCCGGTCGAGCCGCCTGCAGTCCACACGGCCAGCTCTCCGTCCTGGATCGCCCACCGCACGCCTGCGGAGCGGGCGACGTCGTCCAGCGCCTGCCTCGCCGGACCCATGATCGAGAATCCGCCCTGGTATTCCAGGTCGAGCGCTCCGTCCGGCAGGCCGGAGAAGTCGAGACCCATGGCCTCGGCGATCCCGCGCAGCAGATCGCTCGTGAGGATCGGGCCGTCCCAGCTGCGGCTCAGCCGCGCAGTCGAGTAGATCGTCCCGCCGTCGGCCGCCTCGAGCGTGGTGATCCAGTCCGGCCCCTCCTTGACGTGCTTCACCGTCCCTGCCCGCACGTCGCCGAAGAAGATCTGCGGCGGCTTGGCGCCCTGGCCGCGGTATCCGGCGAAGAGACGGACGATCATGTCCGGCTGCTGCAGCATGCCGCGGCTGTCCTCGTTGAGGTTGTAGACGGTCAGAGCAAGCGTGTCCGGCTCGCGGCTCGACGTCTTGACGGCCTCGAACGTGAAGCGCAGGTCCGTCCAGCTCTTGCCCGTCTCCCCTGCCCGCCCGGCGTCCAGCCGGACGACTCGATCGAAGAATCGCTTGTCCATCCTACGTGATCGCTATGCTGATGCCCGGCTCTCCTGCCGCCGCAGCGGCCTCGATCGCGTCCAGCTCGTCGCCGGTCAGGTACAGGAGAACAGCGTCCGTCCCGAGGTTCGTCCGCGTGATCGCCGCGACAGGCTCCGAGTCGTCCGTAGACGTGGAGGCGACGAACAGCGTCCCGGCCGGCGCGCCGTCGCCGCGCAGCCTGGAGAACAAAGGCCAGTTGAGCTGCAGCTTCGATCCCTTCCACAGCTCGGAGCCGTCCGCGGCGTACAGGTCGGCATACCACGCCTGCACGCGGTCGCTCCACCATATCCGGAGCCTGTACGAGACGCCGTCCAGGCTGATCGTCTCCGTCCAGTCCGTCAACCCCTCGTTGTCCGCCAGATTGTTGAACACCGGGATGACCTGAGACACTTGACTCGACCTCCGACCTGTGAGATAGTCGACGCATCCTCCTTTCGGTTGATGCGTTGTCTGCGGGGCTCTCCACCACGGGGAGTCCCGCGCCTAGAACCAGGAGTCCGCGATCCCGGCCAGCACCGACTTGCCGCGGTCCTCGGCCGCCTGCTCTCCTTCCGTCTCCGCGTCCGCTCCCTGCTGCCGCCCTACGTCCCGATTGCCCGGCGAGGAGTGCCTCACCCTCTCGTCGTACCGCTCCGGCGGAAGCTCGACGTCCTGACTCGACGCCACCCGGATCTCGCGCAGCATGATGGACTGCTCGATCCACTGCGGGCCGCCGTCCGTGTCCGCGTCGTTCAGGTTTGTTATGATCATGTTCTCATAGTCGGCCCTGTGCGTCGCGACGGTCAGCAGCCGCTTCTCGTTCCACAGGCGGACAAGTTCGTCCCAGACCAGCAGGTCTCGGTCAGGCTGCGCCTCGATCAGCGGAGACAGCGCAGTGGCCGACGCGATCTCCACGATCGACAGGGAGAGCGGAGACAGCTGAACGTGGTCGGTCACGTCCGAGCCGTCCTCGACCGGGTGATCGGTGATCGTGCCTTCCCTGCCGTGCTGCTCCATGACCGCCGCGTCGAAGACGACCAGCTCCATGCCGGTCTCCTGGTCGTAGATCACGGCTCCCGTGCTGCGCGGCGGCCTGACAAGCGGGATCTGAGCGCTCATTCCAGACCTCCTTCCGTCGCGGTCTGCAGGTCGCGCAGCGGCTTGGCGAGCGCGTCCTCGACGCCCTGCCGCACGACCTGTCTGGTCTGCTCGCCGTCCATCGCCGTCGAGCCCTGGATCTCCACGGAGACCGACCCGACGCTGACTGACGCATTGGCCTGATTGCGGGCCGCCTGCCGTTCGGCCATCTGGAACGCCAGTCTGCGCATGGCGTCCGCGCCTAGCCCGCGCGCCTGCCCGATCCTCCTGGCCCTCTCCAGGATCTGCTGCTGCTCCTCCGTGCTCAGCGTGCCCGCGGCAGATGCCCTCTGCTGCTCTTTGCGCTGCGCCTCCGTTGATACGAGCCCCAGCGCCTGGCCCACCTCTCGGATCACGGCCGCCCGGTCGCCGATCGCGTCAAGCATCTCGATGAACGCATGCAACTTGTCGGCGATCCACTCGAAGATCGGCCTGATGTTCGATCTGTACCACTGCGCGATCGCCGCGTCGCTCGTATCGAGCCAATCCATCAGCCGCCCGGCGAGCGAGTCCGCGCCTGTAAAGAATCTATACAGGTCCTCGATGATCAGACCGACCGCGGCGATCAGAGCGAAGATCGCAGCCTGAGCAAGAGCCGCCTGGACCTTCAGCCAGCTGAACGCCTTGCCGGTCCCGATCGTCAAACCGAGCAGCGCCTTCATGCCGAGCAGCAGGTTCGTCCCGACGAGCCCGATCAGCACGACCTTGAGCGCGGTCGCCGCCGTCGCCACGCCGCCGATCGCGTCGAGCAGCTTCTTGAGCCAGCCGACCAGAATCACGATGGGCTTGAACGCCATCCGCGCCGCGTCGGCCAGCCCGACCAGCACGCCCTGGATGTTCTGCGCGATGATCTCCCGGTTGGCGGTGAACCAGTCTCTGAGCCCTTGTGCATATTCGATGATGGCGGGCATCACGCTGGACCCGATAATGAACCGGATGCCGCGGAACGCCTTCTTTACCTCGTCGATGCTGTCGCTGAAGACCTCGGATCGCTTTGCGACGTCCTCGGAGAGCACGATGCCGAGATCCCGCGCCTCCTGGCGCATGGCCTGGATCCCCTCCGAGCCGGCCATGAAGAAATTTTGCAGCTTCTTGGCCGATCCTCCGAGCAGCTTCTCCGCGATCGCCAGCCGCTTCGTGTCGTCGGCCACGGCCCTCATTCCGTCGGCCACGTCGAGCAGCAGCTCTTCCTGGTCCCTCAGATTGCCCTGAGAGTCGGTCAACGTGACTCCGAGCTCCCGGAACATGTCGGCGAACTGGAGGTTGCCCATGAACGCCGCGTCATATGCGTTCTTGGACAAGTCCTTGATTACGTCGGTCACCTCCATGATGTTCGAGCCGCTCTGCTCGGCTGCGTGAGCCAGTTCCTGGTAGCTCTCGATCGTCAACCCGAACATCCGCGCCTGCTTCGCCGCCTGGTCTCCCGCCGCCGCCGTCTCGGAAGCCAGCCCGAACAGCGCCGCGCCTGCGGCGGCGCCCGCAGCGGCAAGCGCCTTGGCCGCGGCCTTGGCCGCGTTCAGGCTCGCCGTGTACTTCTCAGCCCCGCTCGTGTCGGCATCGAAGCCGAGCTTGGTCAGGAGTTCTCTAAGATACGGCATTGCGTCGCTCCGCGTCCTGCATGGCGATCCGCTCGATCTGCGCCTTGGCGATCAGGGCGGCGTGCGCTTCCATGAGATCGGCCGTCGTCCAGCAGAGCCTGACCTCAGCCAGGCCGGACGCAAGACCTTCGGACACGGGCCGCCAGATCATCCACTCGACGTCCGCCGCTTCGGCGGCTTCCTCGATGCGCCGCCCTGCGTCTTCGGAGAGCCCTGAGCCGCCGCCCCGGCTAAAGGGACGTTGAGCCGCTTGAGCGCGTCGCCGAAGTTGTCGATCACGAGCCGCTTGACCGCCGCGCCCAGCTCGCCGTAGTTGGCCTGATAGGCCAGATCGAACTGGTGATCGTCCCGCAGCGCCTTGCCGTCCCGGAATGCGTGGCGCATCAGGTCCTGGACGAACCGCTCGTCGTCCAGGATGCGCTCGGCGGCCCCGCTGATCACGGCGCCCAGCCTATCCCACTCCACATCTCCGTCGAGGCCCGGCCCGTCTCCGACTGCCTCGACCAGCTCGGCCAGCGCCGGGCCGATGATCCTGCTCAGGCGCATCATCAGCCGGTAGCCGTCCCTGCCGCCGTGCAGCACATGCCTGTATGAGTGAGCCGATCCGGAGTCGTCGTCCAGCTCGAACTCAATGGTGCTCGTCTTCAGGTTGCTCGTGTCTTCCATGGCGTTCAGCCTCCGTACAGGCCAGATGCCCCGATCAGCCGAGCGGCGTCGGGACGGTGCCGAGATTCGCTTCCAGCGTCGAGCCGCACTCGATCTCCCAGGAGAGCTGCGGGACCTCCGCGCCGTACGCCTTGTCCGGACGCTTGGTCACCCAAGCCTGCGGCGACACGAGCGACGCGCCGGAGCGGGCGTCGATGATCGACAACGCGAAGCACCCGAGCCCGGTCGCCTCGTCCGTGATCCGGTAGCCGTCGATGATGTTGTTGATCAGCGACGTGCCGAGCACGTTGAACGTGACCATCGTCCGCCGATCGTTGTGCTTGGCTCGAGCGACCTCGCCGCCGATCCCGGCTCGGCTGACCCAGGTAGGCGACGTGTGCGTGATCGTGATCGCGTCGCCGTCGCTCCAGCCGTCGATCGGGACGCCGTTGATGGAGACGGAGACGACCTTGATGTCGTAAGTCCCGGCCATCGGGTTCACAGGCATGGCGATCTCCTATCTGAGCCGACTCAGGCGGTCGGCGCGGTGAACGAAACGGAGACGGTCCCGGCGACCGTGACGCTCTGCACGGCCCCGCTCGGCTGCGCGCCGAACTCGTAGGTCAGGCTGCGCGCCGTGCGCTGCGCCGGCGTGACGTCTGCCAGCGCCGGCATCTGCACGGCGCTCGACCCCTCGATGAAGTGGCCGACGCCCTCGCCGCGCTGCAGGACGACGAGCGTCAGGCCTTCGAGGATCTTGAATCCCGCATCGGTATACGGGATCCTTCGTCCTGCGTTCGACGCGTTGACGAACGCCTGCATGAGGTCCTCGCGGATCCGGGCCGCGGCCCAGTCCGCCGACACGCGCACGTCGAGCCACCTCCCCTTGGCCGTGTAGCCCTTGCCGAACGCGCCGACGCCGCCCATCGTGGTGTAGTAGTTGGCGTATTTGCCGTCCATGATCGTCTGGATCCCGGACGTGTAGCTCTGCGCCGTGACGCCGGTGAGCGTCTGGCAGTACGCGATGGTCGCGTAGGAATCCGGGCTGAAGGCGAAGTACTTGCAGCACAGAGCCCATCCGAGCATCTCGGCCGGAGTCGGGTGGTAGCAGACGACCGTGTACTCGAGTCCTGCCGCCTTGGCCAGTGCGGCGATGGACGTCGCCTCGACGGCCGATCCGGGGATGTCGGCGTCGTCCGAGTCGGCGAACAGGATCCGGCCGTTCGTCTCCGCCCACAGGCTCGCCGTGCCCGTGTTCGGGGACGCGACGTAGTCCGCATCCGTCGCGTCCTTGACGGCGAAGCCGTAGAAGCCCTGGTACAGCTCCCACAGGTCGTCGAGCGCGTCCTTGATCGTCGCGTGCTCCGAGCCCCAGACGCCGACCGCGATGGTCTTCGGCCGCGGAGACTGCGTGAAGGCATACCCGATCTCGTCGACGTCCGCCGCGACGCCGAACAGCGCCTGGTCCGCGCTCAGTTCGGACGGCAACGAGTACTCCTTGTAGAAGTTCAGGAACTCGTCGATCAGGACGCCGCCGTCCACGGTTGCATCGTCGATGTCCTCAGCCGTCGTGATCGTGGTGTTTCCGGCGCCGAACACCGCGTCGCCGCTGCACGTGTAGATGCCGTCGTTGCCCGTGCTGGCGTAGATGCGGAGCTCGTCGCCGTCCTTGAAATGCGCGGTGTGGTCGCCCACGATCGTGATCGTGTTGGCCGGAGCCACGCCGATCCCCGTGATCGCGTAGTCGCCGTCGGCCAGCGGAACGAGGATCAGCGGCGTGCCGAACGCCGTCTTGCCGACGCTCGACGCGTCCAAGCTCACGCTGACTGCAATTTCACCATCGAAGCTCATGGGACCTCCTGTCAGGGATAGTCGACCTTGACCGGCGCCTCGCCGACCGTTCCGTCGGCGTGGATCTCCTGGATTGAGCCGACATCCTCAGTAAGCCTCAAACTGAACAGGAATGCAAGATCCAACTGCATGACCCTGTACGGCTGTTCATCCTCGAGGACAGAGACGTCGTTCGGGCCGCCGTCCACGCCGATGATCGACAGGCCGGCAGCCCTGTTCGTCTCGACAGACGACGGGAGCTTGAAGTCCATGCTCGCCGTCTGCGCCATGTTGCGCGCGTCGAACCCGAAGCACTTGACCGAGACGGACCCGCGCTTGATCTGGTCGACGCGGTACTCGTAGTCCGTCGGCGCGCCGCCCGCCTCGTCTACCAGCGCCCGCTCGCCCTGTCCGACGTCGACAACGGAGACCGGCTGCAGCGTGACGTAAGGCCACGCCGGGCGCGGGGCGCTCTGGTTCGCGTAGATCACCGGGATGCCGGAGCCTACTTTGTCCATCGCCGCCTGGAGCCACGCCTGAATCGCGGCCTCCCACGGCTCCGGCTCGTACTGCGTGCGCGCCGTCATGACTCCTCCCCTCCCTCCGGAGGCCTGACCTCCCGGAGCGCGTAGCGCGTGTGCCGCACCGGTCGCGGGCTCCACGTCGGGAGATTCTCCGGCATCTCCTCCACCACCTCGTATTGATGCCCGTCATCGGCGATCAGCCTGTCGGCCTTGCGCCCTGCCGACCGCGCGCCGGACGTGTCGCCCTCGACGAGCGTCCTCAGCTCCTGGTCGCCGCGCACCAGGTAGAACGCCCACTCTACGCGGTTCTCCTTCTGCCCCTCGGTCCTCAGCTCCATCTGGCGCGTCGTGAGCCGCTGCAGGATGCCGGTCACCGAGATCTCTTCCAGCTCTGCCGACCAGACGCCGGCCGTGAAGGCGCCTCCTGTCTCCCGCACGACGACGAACGACCTGGACAGCACGGCGGCAATCATCTCGTCCTCCCGATCACCACCCGCTCGCCCTTGCGCACCTCGACCTGGATGGAGTTGCGCAGAGCCGTTGTGTCGACGAGCCCGCTCACCGGCTCGCCCTTGGAGTTCGTCCAGTTCACGAACTCGACGGACTCCCGGATGTCCTTCTGCGCCCGGACGCCCAGCGACTGGAGCGCCTTCTCCGGAGTCAAGCGCCCGTCCTGCACCATGGCCAGCAGCGACGCGCGCAGCCGGTCGTAGTCCGCCCTGTTCTTGTCCAGACCCTTGCGCATCCAGGCCTTTTCCGGCACCTTGCCGCCGTCCGACCCGAACTCGTGCAGTCCGCCGTACAGGGCGATGGGGTAGTCGATTTTGGAAGGAGGCACGTCCTTGCCGAACATGCCCATGACCGAGCCCTCGAATATCCCGACCAGAGCAGCCAGCTCGCCGAGCTCCAGCGTAGCCTTCATGGCCCGCTCGAAGCCGTTGTCCCTCTCGACCAGCTGGACCTTGACCCCCTGGCTCATAGTCCCGGACTCTCTCTGTATGGGTAGAGCATGCGGCCCTTGTCCGTAGCGAGCTGCGTCTCGCTCCAGCTCACGGACACGGATCCGATCGCTCCGGCCGACGCGCCGGGCAGCCGCTTGACGTACCAGTTGCATGCCCACATCAGAACGAACGACTGCACGGACGACGGAAGCGCCACGGAGAACGGAGCGAGAGCCGACTCGTAGTCGGCGAAGTCGGACTGGCAGTACTGGTCGGCCTCGCAGCAGGCCTCGATCCAGCATGCGGCCGCCATCTCGGCCGACATGTCCGACTCGGCGACGCCGAGCCAGTCCGCCATATGAGACACGAATCCAGGCACCTCGGACGTAGAACCCATGCGGTCCTGGATCGTCGTGTAGACCGTGCCCTCGTATGTCCGCGTCTCCGTCATGCGATCGCCTCCAGCCGTTCGACCAGCTCGTCGAGCTGCGCCTCGTGCAGAGCCGCGACCCGATCTGCGTTCATGATAGCACGGCCGGCCAGATCGTCAAAGCGTTCCTGGTCGTCGAACAGCCGCGCGATCTCCTTGACCCACCGCGCCGCGTCGTGGGGCAGGAACACCGCCCCGTCCCCGAGCGACTCCCGCAGGCTCGGCAGGTCCGACGCGATCACGGGGATGCCGTTCCACTGCGCTTCTACGGCCGCCATGCCCCAGCTCTCATGCAGGCTCGGCATGAGCAGCACGCGAAGCCGGGCGAACAGCTCATGGATCGGACCGGGCGTCCATTCGTCGAGGTTGCGCTCGCGCATCGGGACGCGGATGCCGTAGCCGCCGAGCTGAGCGATGAACATCTCGCTCGGCATGGCCCTCACGACGTCCATGAACAGGTCGGCGCCCTTGTCGGCGATCGGATTCGCGATCCCGACCGCGTCCTGACAGGTGTGGACTCCGGGGATGCCCTGCACCTCGATCCGCTCGACGTCCAGCGGCGGCACGAGCACGCAGGCCGGCAGATCGCCGATGTGATGCCTCGACGCCGCAAGCGTGACCGGCGAGTTGGCTATCCACAGCGCCGCCGACGGACGCACCGGCGCGGAGATCGTCGCCGGGCTCCAGGCGTTGTGCATCACGACGCAGGCCGGGCACGGAGCCTGCTGCAGCGTCTGCGCCGCCCACTCGTACTGAGTCAGCACGACCTGGGGCTTGACCTCACGGCAGACAGCGGCGAAGTCGCGCATGGACCGGCGGCGCCAGATCTTGACGCCGCGGTCGCCGTCGATCCGCCTGGCCCCGTTCGGCGTGGATGTCAGGATGTGGACCTCGTGTCCGCGCGACGCCAGCTCGACCGCGACGCCCTCCGTGTAGAACTCGCTTCCGGCCATCCGCGGCCGGTAGTGGCGGGTGGTCCACAGGAGGCGCATGGGCTCAGGCCTCCTGGCGCACGACGAACCAGTGCTCGTCGACGGTCCAGCTCGTCATCCGCTCCGCGTTGAACCCGGCATCCTTCAGCATGGCGGATACCTCGTCCGGCTCGTACCCGCGCATGCACGGCACGGGCCGCTCATCCTCCGGGCCGTCCCACGGCCTCACGGCCGGCGAGTCCGCGCGCAGCAGCTGGAACACGAAGCGGCCCGTGCTGCTCAGGAGCCGGCGTACCTGATGGAAGATCCGCTGCACTTCCGCCTTGCGCAAGTGCTGAAACACGATACACTCATAGACTACGTCGAATTTCGGCACGCCGGGCATGATCGCCCCGATGTCCTGCAGCCTGCCGTGCATGAGCAGAATGCTTCCCATACCCCGCGTCACGCCGGCTCCGAGCTCGATCATCTCCTTGCTCGGATCGATTCCGTAAAGACAGTGTTCCTGGATCCGCCCCGCGCCGATCGCCGCCAGATTGAACCCGGGCCCGCAGCCGATCTCGAGCACGATGTCTCCCGGCTTGATCTGACTCGGGATCCGGCACCGGGCCAGCTTGAGCGCCGAGTGCCCGATGCATTCGACGATCACATCAGGCCCCATGACTCTGCCCCGCGCTCCCACCTCTGTGTGCACGAGACTCAAACCGTTGTGCAGCAGCTCACGGTCCCAGATCTCTCCGTAGTCGAATTCGCTCATGATCGATCCCCGTTCATCTTCCGCGTCACCTGTCCGGGATGCACCCGGTAGATCGCTCCGTGGTAGTCGTCGTCCCGATGCAGCCTGCCGCCGGCCTTGTACAGCCGGCGGAACGTCTCCTGATCATCGTCGCCTGGCTTGAGCCGCGCAGTCCCGTAGCTGCCGGCGGCGAGCAGCGACGCACGCCGCATGAGCGCCGTGCAGTGCGGAATCGTACTGTGCGCGGCGATCGACTCCACGGGCAGACGCGGCCATTCGCCCGGCTCAAGCCGGAATCCTTGATCGTCGTCCGGCCATGCAACCAGCATGCGGCATGACCACAGGTCCAGGCCGTGCTCGTCCGCCGCCTCGACGGAGCGCGCCAGATAGTCGGGCATCAGCACGTCGTCATAGTCCAGCGGCTTGACGTACTCGCTCGTCGACTGCTCGATGCACTGGCGGAACGCCCAGCCCATGTGCTCCTGATTCGCAGGCTCGCCGCTGCAGACCCAGTCGATCCCGCCGTAGCGGTCGGCGACCTCCTGAGCCTGATCCGGCAGGCCGTCGAAGCAGAGCACGACCTTGAAGTCCCGATACGTCTGGCGCGTGATTGAGAACATCGCCGCGTCGAGCCAGGACAGCCGATCACAGCCGTGGTGGTACCGGAGCATGACCGTCACGCGAGGATCGTCCCGGCTCGGGTCCGGCAGCAGCCCCTCGACGTCGAGCAGCCGGCGGCCGAACTTCTCCGGCCAGCCGCCGTCGACCATGAACGGCTCGACAGCCGACACGCACGGCTCGGATGCGCACGCCGCCGCGCGCCTGATCGCCGCAGCCGCATCACGGCCCATCCGCCGCCAGTCGACGTCCGCCCTGCCCGTGCTCTTGCCGTCCGAGTCGTCGAAGTCGTACAGCGCGCCGGTCTTCCCTTCCTCGATCAGGCCGATCGCGTTGGCTCCCCGAGTGACGGCCGCCGGCAGGCCGCAGGCGAGCGCCTCGACGAGCGACAGGCAGAATCCTTCGGTCGGGCTCGTCGCGACGAACACGTCGTGATCGGAGAACATGCGCGCGTAGTCCGTCGTGATGTCGAAGCCTTTGATGTGCAGACGGTCATGCACTCCGAGCCTCGAGCACTCCCCGAGCAGACGGGCCGTCGCGCCGGTCTGCCAGGTCATGACGGACTCGTGGTATGAGTCGTCCACGCCGCTGTAGAGCGTGATCTCGATCTCGGGGTCCGCGGCCAGGATCGACGGGATGCAGCCGCCGCCCTTGTCCGGCGAGATGCGGCCGACGTAGACGGCCCTGATCCGGCCGCCGTCCGTGATCGGAGCGCGGCCGCTGATCCGAGACGGACGCATCATAGGCGGCGACACGACGACGGGCGGTTCGTCCGACTGGCCGGCCATCCATCGATCCATGTCCGGATTGCTGAGGATGCCCTCGCTGGCAGGCATGCATCTGCCCCACCGGCAGGCCGGCGGGTAGACGCGCCCGTGGTCGCCCGCGTGCTGATTCGCGATGATCGCGTCGTGCCGGACGGACGGGTCCGTGATCGCAGCCCGCTCGTCCTCGGGCAGCAGCCGCCCATAGATGCACGTGACGTGCGTTGACGCCCTGTCGTACAGCCGGACGATCGCCGGCGGCTCATCTAGCTCCCGCTCGATCGCGTCGACCAGGTTCCATCTCCCCTGCGGCCAGCGCTGCACCAGGATCTGCGCCCGCTCCCTGAGCCACGGAGGCAGCGCCCTGACATAGCGCCAGACCGCCTGCTGCGTCCCGCCGATGCCCATATCGTAGATGACCCACGTCCACAGCGGGGGGCGCATGTCTCGGACTGTCGGCTCCCTGATCAGCGCCGCACGCTCCATGTCGGCCCGCAGCGTGTGCGCGGCAAGCGCATCCTCTCCATACTCGATCCCGGCCATGACCGCATGGCCCTGAGCCGCCGCTGCCAGACATCCGGATGCAAGCACGAGGTCCGGCTGTTCCTCGTCGATCCACGCCGCGACGTTGCGCACGTCCCGCCTGGACGCGCCCATGCGGATCCGCACGCCGCGCACGTCGCCGAAGCGGCGTCGCGGGGCGAGCGGATCCCTCCACGACGTGATCAGCGTGACGGCATGGCCGGACGCGGCTAGGGCCTCTGCCCTGGCCAGGTCAAGGTGCTCGGAGATCAGGACGATGCGCATGGACGGATCAGGCGTCCGGGCGGTAGGCCGGGTTGTTCACCTGAGTGATCGCGCCGCGCTCCGACTGGCGGCGCTTGATCTCTGCCGGACTGTACACCCTGTTGCGGCTCGGACGGCACCGCTGCGTCGGCTCGCCCGGATCGTTCTTCGCGTCGCCGGCGTTGACGTATTCCGCCAGGCCGTTGCGCACGAGCATGTGCCCGACGGCGAAGTCGGCCGCGATTTCCGCGCCCTCGTCGTAGCGCTTCGAACCGCAGCTGATCGGCCGCAGCGCCTTGATCTTCACCTTGCCGCGCCGCTTGTTTGAGTTGATCTGCATGTCGATATCCCTTCACTGAAAAGCCCCGGCCTGTACGGGGGCCGAGGCTCGGTTCCGGATCCATGCAGCCTGTTGGGATCCGGTCCTAAGGCGGACTAGACCCGGGAGAGACCGTACTCTCTCCCGCCCGCCTGTTCGTGATCAGGAGCTGGAGCCGCCCGGCGCCGAGTCGAAGGTGATCTTCACGAACGCCTCGGGCAGCTCGGTGCTGAAGCAGACGCGCTCCTCCCCGAGCAGATCCACCATGTTGCGGGTGAAGTGATCCTCGTGCTGGGTGGCGATGGACACCATGGCCTCCTCTCTGTCCCAGAGCGTGGCCCCGCGCTTGAAGTCGCCGATCAGCGCCTCTCCTTGCGCGATCGCCGTGTTTTCGACTACCGGCACGCCCCACAGCGTCGGGACCTCGCCGTCCTCGAAGGCGGATCCGACGAGGTAGTGCCCGTCCGAGCCCTTCAGCTTGCGGATGCTGGTCAGGTCTGTCGGGTTGATCAGGATCGCGTTGGGCAGGTACCCGCCGAGCGCGGCCAGCGTCTTCCCCTCCAGGATCGCATCGGCCATCGTGTCTCCAGCGTCGCCGGAGCTCCACAGATATGACAGCACGGACGGGTTGATCATCAACCCGAGCAGGTCGGTACCGGTCCCGGAGCCGTAAAGAATCTGCTGCGTCTCGGAGCGCATCAGGCCGTACATCAGCCTGTTGTCGATCCGGTCGCGAAGCACGGGGTAGTCCTGCAGATACCGCTTCGGCAGCGGGATGGTCGTGGCCAGCGTCCCGACCGAGCAGGTCCGCTGAACGTATGTCAGCTTCGCCGACGGCTTGAGGTTCGTGTCCGCCGTGAATGTGAACGTATCGGAATGCACCTCGGCTCCGATCGCGTAGGTGTGCGTGCCGGTGATGCCCGCGGTCAGGGTCACAACGCCGGCGTCTCCGTCGTCGCCCACCGCGACCGAGTCCACCTCGGCGGTCTGAGAGTTCGAGCCTTCCTCAATCGTGATCTCCTGGCCCGGGTAGAACCCGTTGGCGTTGCTCACGGCCAGGGTCAGGTCCCCAGGAGCGGACGCGGCGGTCAGCTCCGTCCTCAGCTCGTGGTAGTTCGTCTCCTCGATCCACTCGATGAGGTCGCTCTCCACGGTGATGGTGTTGAGCAGGTCCCGCAGACTGACCATGAGGTCCGGAGCGCTCACGAGGTCGCCCCATCGGTAGCTGTACTGAGCCGAGAACGCCGCGGCGCTCGCCGTGTCGATCCCGCTGTACTCGGCCTTGCGGCCCATGCGTCTCAGCCGCGCGTGCCACGACTTCAGGCCTCCCGGCACCGCTACCTGCAGGCCATTGTACTCGGCGGCGCCGGCTTTGCGCTCGACAAGCGCCTTGTATTCCTTGCTGTTGGTGAACGCTTCGCCTGGACTCTGCAGCTTGTCGGCCGCTGCTCCGGTCGGGAGTCCGGTGCCGAAGCTCGCCTTGGCGTTGAGCAGCTGCTGATACTGCTTGACCGCGTCGCGGGTCGCCTCGTCGAGCTTCTTGTTCAGCTCGGACATGGCCTTGGCGCTCTCCTCGGCGCCCGCCTGATCCGCGGCCTGCATCTGCTCCTGCAGCCCCACGATCTTGGCTTCGAGCTCGTCGCAGCGGGCGAGGCTCGCGTCCAGCTTGCCCCGCATGTCGTTCAGAATCGCAAGCGCATCCTCCTCCCCATCCGCTGGCTCCGTGCCTTCCGGCTCGCCCTCTCCTGCCGTCGGCTCGACCGATCCGATCATGAACGGGATCGCCGCCAGCAGCCCGGCCGGACCGAACGCCGCCGCGCAGACCGCAACGGCCATCGCGCCGATCAGCAGCATGACTCTCTTTCTCTTGCTCATAGCATCTCCTTGTGCGATATAGCTATTGCAGCTTGGAACGAATTTCCTTCATGGCGGCCAGCGCCCGCTTGTCGAGCACCGGCTTACGGCCGGACTTCGGCTTCTCGGCTTCGGCCGACTTCAGCAGACTGTCGATATCCTTGACCGCGGCCTTCAGGCTGCGCAGCACGCCGCGCAGCCTGCCCTTGTTCGTCGCGCTCAGCACCGCGCCCGCCTTCAAGCCGTCCAGATCAGCCTCTGCGACGCGCGCGACGTCCGGTCGCCAGACGCCGTACCGGCCGTCCTCGCCCTTCACCAGCGGCACGCCGTGGCCCTTGGCCAGCGCGACGTCCGTGTCCCAGTGGGCGGGGAAAGTAACCGGACTGACCTCCCACAGCTTCAGCTCGTCGAGGCTGCGCGGCTGGACCTTCCAGCCCGGCATCAGCTCGACCGGGTCCGCCTCTGTCAGCTCGTGCGCCCGCACGATGTCGAATCCGATCGACATCTTGTCGACCACGCCATCGGCGATCAGGGCCATGTGGTCGGCCTTCGTCGACAGGTCGGTCATCTGGGCGCGGAAGAACAGGCCGTGCTCGTCTTCCGCCAGATCCAGGCACTTGCCGATCGGCTGCATGACGTCGTGCTGCCAGAGCAGCTTGACGGACCCGATGCGGCCCGCGCTCGACAGCTCGTCGAGCTGCGTCTTGAACGCGCCGCGCTGGATGATGTCGCCCTGCAGGTCGATCGTACTGAACACTGCGGCGTGACCGCTGATCTCGCCCTTCTGGACGTCGGCCTTCACGTTGTCGACTGCGAACATTTTGACTTGGCGCTTCATGTCGCCTCCATGCGTTCAGAATCCATACATTCAGACCTGCTGTCAAGGATATTCACAACTCGATCACGATCGTGCACCTGCAGTTCGGGTGCAGCGGAGGCGTCTGCGTTGTCGTGCCTCCGGCCCGGTCGTCGAAGTTGTCGCCGAACGCGATCTCCATCCCGTCCAGCGGAGCGCACCGATCGCAGACCAGCTCGTCGCGCGCCGTGACCCAGATCTTGCGCGGCTGCGGCTTCAGCGCCGCGTCCGTTGTCCGGAGAGCCGTGCTGATCGTCTCGACGATCCCGGCGTTGAACGCTCCGGCCCCCTCTGTCCTGGCGATCAGGGCCGCACGGGCTCCCTGCTTGATCGACGCGGATGCCTGCGCGACCTTGAGCGCCGCAGACACGCCCGCGCCGCCTGCGAGCAGCGCGGCGGCAGACGATCCGACGAACGCGGCGTCCCGGAGGTTGAGCCCGATCGCAGGCCGGACGAACTTCGCCGCTCTGGCCGGGTCCTCCGGCGTGTCGATCATGAACTGCGTCATCATCGCCCGCACGGCCTTGCGCTGCTCCTCCGACACCTCGTCGGCCAGCGCCGAGCCGCGCGTGCCGATCCAGGCCGACACGGCAGCGGCGACCGCCGCCTCGTCGACCCCCGTCTCGTCGATCGCCTCCCGCTGCGACTCGATCCCGGACTCGGCAATCTTCTTCACCGCGTCCGCCCACTCGCCGCGGATGAACTCTCCGTACATGCGCCGCCAGTCGGCGAGCTGCGGCAGCTCCAGCTGACCGGCCCTGATCGCCGCCTCGATCTCGGACAGCTTGACCGACGCCTTCATCTCGTCCCAGAGCCCGGACAACATGCGCCGCAGCTTCGGTTCCGCGTTGCCCAGCGCCTTCTTGATCGCCGTCTCGGCCTTGCGGCTCGCGGCCTTGATCCGCGCCGGGCGGCCCTTGTCCTGACGGCGGTCTACCGCGGCCCATGCGCTCGATGCGGCGAGAGACTCCCGGTCTGCGTCGTCCAGCTCAGGGTGGTCCGACCACACGCTGTTGAACACGGCCATCCAGATGCGCTGAAGCCGATCGCTCAGCTCGCGCACGGCAGGCGGCAGGTCGGAGATTCGGTCGTAGGGCTTGACGTTCACAGCACGACCCTTCCGTTGCCGCCGGGCAGCGGCTTGCGGGGCTTGCCTGTGTTAAGCGGCTTGAAGATCGCCTCCAGCCGCTTGTGCATGCGGGAGGGCATGTCGTCCAGTGCGGACGCCGCCTCGTCGACCTGCACAGCCTCATCGGCCGGCTGCTCTTCCGCCTCGTCTGCCGCGCCGCTCTGCTCGAGCAGCGTGGACACAGGCACGAGCCCTCCTGCGATCCATCCGATCGTGTCGCCCGCGAAGCGAGGCAGGTCTAGCCCCAGGACCTGGGCGATGATCACGGGCGGGACGCCCGTGCCCCACAGCTTGACGTACGTGTCCGCGTACTCGACCAGCTGAGCGCTCAGCGCCTGCACGCCGACCCGCTCGTAGCCTACGGCCAGGTCCGCGCCGAACCGGCGGGCCAGGAACTGCGTGAACGCCGATGCGAGCCTGTCCGCGACCGGGAACACCGTGTCGAGGTAGAATCGGAGCCAGGCCTGAGCGACGTTGTTGTACGTCGCCGTGTCCTGGATGCCGACCACGGGCGGCGGGACCCGGAACAGCGCGCAGATCTCCTCGCGGGTCATCCGGCGGCCGTTGATGAAGTCCATATCCTCGGCTGTCATGCCGAGCGAGGTCCATGTCACGTCGGCGCCGACCACGAACGGCTCCCGCGCATTCTGAGGCTGCTGGTGCTGGTCATACACCTGCTGCCGGAACTGATTCCACTGCTTGTCGGTCAGGGGTTCTCCGTTCGGCCCCGTGGCCGACAGGATCCCGCTCGGCGAGACCCTGTTGTCCATCGCGTACATGTTCCAGTCGGTCGCCGCCTCGTCCGTCGCGATCGTCGCCGCGCCTGCGCGCATCGGGCTCATGCCCCAGTAATCGCTTGCCGGGTCCGGGAACATGCAGTGGATCAGGTCCTGCGTCGGCACGTTCGGAAGCCCGGTCACGTCGCTCGACCACTTGTAGTGCTTGATCCACTGCTCGTGTTTACGCCAGTCGCCGGGCACCGGGCTCAGCTTGTCGGACCTGACCGTCTGCATGGCGACCGGCAGCCCGGACGGAGCGCCCTCCGCGTGCAGCTCTACGGTCATGCTGTTGCCCGTCAATAGAAGCATGAGCACCGTATACTCCCAAAATGACTTTGCGTCCTGGTGATTGTTCGGCCGCGCCAGGAGCGCGGCTAGCGGGTCTGAGTCCGGCAGCCTGCCATAGGTCCCGTCCTCCGCGACGCGGTAGGCGTTCCACTCCAGGCTGCTCACGGCCTGCGAGATCGCGGTCACACAGGCATAAACCCAGATCGTCGACTCGAGGCCTTCCTCGATCGCGGTCGAGGAGTCCCACGCCTTGACGTACGCGCCGCCGGACCAGACGGACCCGGTCCAGGCCGGCGAGATGCCGTGCGCCTCGATCTGCTTCCGCAGCGCTCCGATCAACTTGGCGCGCGTGCGGCCGTACCAGCTCAGCGCCCGTCCCTTTGCCTGCTTGATCAGTCCCATGTCATGCTCCCGGTCTGTCCGACCATCTGGATATCCGGATCACCCGCGCCGCTCCCTCCCTGACCCTCGCTAGAGCATAGCTCAGGCAGTCGACCCGGTCATCCTTTTTCGCGTGCGGGAACCGGCTGACCTCCATCTTCCAACTCCCGATCCACGGCGCCAGGGACGCGGACGGAATGTGCACGTTGCCGGCCTCGACCATCGGAGACACGCTGCTCGCCCGCTGCAGCTTGGACCGCCCTCCAGGACTCACCATGATCAGGCCCGGGATCTCGTCGGCGTGCGACTGCTGCACAGCCGGACCAAGCGCCTTGTCCTCGCACAGCACGCTCTCCGTCTGCGGGAACCGCTCGATCATCTCGACCATGGCGGACACGACCTCCGGCAGCTTGGCCCGCTTGCGCCACTCTGCCAGGAGCCACGCCGACTTGCCGCGGACGCCCCACACCTGGCCGACCGCGAAGCTGGACGCCTCGGACTCGCCGCCGAACGTCAAGTCCCAGCTCTGGATCACTGTATCGAAGCTCGACGGGTCCGGCCAGCGGTCGAAGGTTTGGAACCATGCTGCCTGGAACACCGACGCGCCGGACGGCGTCGGGTCCTGCTGATACATCGTCTCGAACGCTGCGGAACCCACGCCGTCCTCCCCGTCCCGCAGCGCCTCCAGCTCGGCAAGCGGCTTGAGCTGCGGACAGAGGGGCTCGCCCTCGGAGCGGCCCAGCGGATCGCCCTCATGCGCGATCGCGGGCAGCACGATGTGACGCCATTTGCCGTCCTGGTCGTGGTCCCTGAGCCAGCCCGTCAGGTCGTACTCGTTCCAGCGCGTCTGAACGAGGATGATGGATGCGCCCCTCTCGAGCCTCGTCATGATCACCCGGTTCCACCACCGGCGCAGCTCACGGACCTTCGTGTCCGAGCGGGCGTCCTGGTCGTTCTTGATCGGGTCGTCCACGATGACCAGCGACGCGCCCTTGCCCGTCACGGCGCCGCCTACGCCGGTCGCGACAAGCGATCCGCCGCCCGGAGTTACGGTCCACTGATCCATGCGGTCGCGGTCGTGGCGCCCGACACGGAGGCGGATGCCCAGCTCGTCCGCGTGCTCGTCCAGGTCTCGCTTGATCTCGACGGACCACCCCTCTGCCAGGTCCTTGATGTATGATGCAAGTATGACCTTGCGGTCTGGATACCAATGGAGGAACCACAAGGGGAGCCGGCGTGATAGCAGCTCGCTCTTGCCGTGTCTCGGCGGCATGTTCAGGATGATCCGCGCGCCTCCCTGGACCACGGCGTCCTGCACCTGGCGCGCGATCCATCGGAGGTGGCGGTACGGCTTCCACGAGCAGCCGCTGATGCGGTGAGCGAACAGGGCCAGGCTCAGCCGCCAGGCCTCATCCGCCGCTTGCGTCGTCCGCGCCGCCGTCATCGATCGCCTCTGCCAACTTGTCCAGCGCATCGGCCGCCCGGTCGTCTCCCAGCGCCGATGCGAGCTGCGCGCGCCAGTCTATGCGCAGCGGGCCGCCGTCAGGGCCGGAGATCTCGCGCCGCGCAGGCATGTCCAGACCGAGCAGCGCCGCGCGGCGATTCATGACCCGGAGGAGCATCTCCCAAGCCTTGTAGTCGAGCTTGTCGGCCTGCAGGTTCGACAGCATGCCCTTCCAGATGAAGTCGAGCTTGGCCGACTCCATCGCGCGCAGTTCGTCGGTCGGCTCCTGCAGCGTCTTGCGGATCGCAGCCTGCAGCGCCTTCTGCACGCTGGACGTCGACTTGTAGCCCAGCTTCTCGGCGATCTGCCGGTAGGTGAGCCCCATAATGCGAAGCTCGACCGCCTTGCGCTGACGGTCGAGCTTCTCCATCGCTGCAGGGGTCATTTTGTGATTAGGAGGTCCGGACCCCTTACGCCTAGGCAAATTACGCTCCTCTCACACGGCGAACCTGTCCGCATCGAGGTGATCGGGCGTCACGAACGGAGGACGCCCTCCCTGCTCGTACAGGTCCTTCTTGATGTAGTAGTCGACTCCGAGCCGTTCCGACAGCTCGACCGCTCGGCTCAGGAAGTCGGCCCAGTCGACGCGCCGCCCGTCGCTCCACCCGTTGACCTTGCCGATCTTGAAGTGATCGACGTCCGGCGCGCTCAGCTCCATGAGCGCCAACGTCTGGTCCGGATCGATGACCGGCTCGAAGCTGACGAAGGTCCTGACTCCCGTGTCGTGGAACGCGGCGAGCATGGCGAGCCTCTCCTGCGAAGGAGCCGCGCCGGGCTCGATGCGGAGCGAGTCGTCCGTGTCGAGAAATGTCAGGGTCGCGCCGACCGCAACGCGGTCCATCGTCTCGACGACGTCGAGATCC